TTTTTTTGAAAATGGCAGCGCCGAAGCGCCACTCGTATAAAAGGGGCAAGCCCGCAAAAAACAACGGACTTGTTTTAAGCGAGTTTTGCTCGAGCGACCAACTTGTCTGGTCGCTCCCACCCTGCCAAGGTGGATGAGCTTTCGTGTTTGAAATACCTCTGGAACACTAACTTTCTCTGTTCCACGCCGGGTTCGCACCGATAATATAGTACAGTGAGGTATGCATGACAACACAATCATGCGAGTGCCTAATAAAGCGCTGGCACCTAAAGCGCACTAATGGAGAAAAACTAAAGAAAAACTAAAAAGCAGCGTCCGGAATGTTGAGTGGGTAAGACTGTGCCAAAATAGGCAAATCATAAAAATACGTATCCTGAGGATACGTGTTGATTGAACCCGATTGCAACACAGGTGTCACCCCTGGTTCCCTATAAGCTGACTGGGATTGTCTACAAGCAGAACGATACCGCAATGAACCATATGCTACACGAGTTATCTCTGCAGTTCCAGATATGCCGGCAACACTCTGATACAAGAAATTGCCTAACATGACAATGTAAGGAACGTTTGCCAAGTAATACAATGAGAAATCTTTGCCAGGGCGCACATGTCTCTCAAAATAAGTAAGAGTACTAGCTTCCTGAAAAGCATCCTCGTTAGTGCCTTCTTTGTTAAGATGGGTCTCATACTTAAGCACGTGAGCCTGAACACCCCTAGTGTTGTTCAAAACCAAATCATTTTTCAAAAATCTGGAATTGACATAAAAGGGAATTTCAACTTCAATAACAGGTTGCTGCAAAGACGTGGTAACATGAGTCCCATCGTAAGTATTGGACATCATAAGATCAGATTTGCCAACTGTCTGAGCCACAGTGGTTGATTGCCCAAGGGGCGGTGCATAATCGCCTTCAGCTGGATATGTGAGAGGATTGAACCAATTAGGAGCTTCTGAATTTGAAGTCCCGGTTTGCATGCTCCCGTTCAAAGCCTGAGCCTTGGCAACATTGATGGCGCCAAAAGTACTGGGATTCGTTGAAGAGTTAAAGCTTGCATTCTCCACCCTGCAACTAGCTTGGCTCCAAAAACCTCCATAAGCGGGCATTCCATATCTTACCAAGGTGGTTTCCAACTCCGTCTGAGCGTTGCTCAATGAACTGCCAATGTCCCCACCAGAGAAAGTGTTACCACTAATAACTCCAGAATCGGGTAAACGTTTGACAGACATTATTTGAGTGCCGACGGTGTTATCAGGGGCAGTGTTGCCGTCAAGAATATACTTGTTCCTAATTGCACCCTTCCTGGCTATGAACATCCGAGTAACAAAATGCATCATAGTAAGCTGCCCTGGATTCACTTTAAGCAACTTAGCACTATCAGCGAAAACCGCTCCTGGTGCAGGAACTTCATCAATGGGAGCATTAAGCCAAAACTTGCCGGCTGGGGCCAGGTTAAAAGCAAAATTGTCAGCCAAAACATCATCTCCACCTGGGACCGATGTTCCATCAATGAATGGTCCAGCCGTGGAAACAGACGGCAAACCGGGATAGCTAGTCTTGGACGCCCATTTTGAACTCATAGGAGCGGCTCCAGGAAATGGCGGAAAATCTGGAATGACAGTAAGAACAGTGTACTCATCATCACCGCGATCAGGCGAATTGACTGTAGGAAAATCCTCTCTGCAATAAACCTCACGGTTATACAATTGCCACCTGTTCATCAAGGACATCCAGGAATCCATCTTTTCACCAAAGGTAACAGAAGCCATAGAAGCAGCAGGTTGCGAGCAGTCGCCCATCCAAGCCTTGGTAGGAGGGTCAGTGGGAACATTCTCCATCTCAGTAGTGCCCATAGCGGCTGAATCATCCTCAGTATTCATGTGAGGCTCAAACTTTGCCTCCCTGGGAGCTTTCTCCTTAACTTCCTTGGGAAACTGCTTTTCTCGGCGCAAAGCCTCATTTCCTAAAGATTCAGGGACGGCGCTCTCCTCATTCCTCCAATTAACAGGAAAACCAGTTGGGTCAACAAAAGACATCATATCAAGGTTTCTAGCAGTGGGCATCTGAAAATCCATATCTTCGCCAGCCGAGGTGAAAACGTTGATGGTGACATCGTTGTTGATCGCAGGACCAGTTGCAGGCACGGCCAACCTATTCAAAACATAAATGGTTATTTGTCCATTTGTAGTCTGAGTGGGAGCCAACCTGTTACCATTCGCAGTGGTGGGAACGCTTGGTCCATAGTTGTTCCAATCAAAATTTTGACCATTGAGGCCTTCAGTATTACGAGCTTCCAATTGGAGTAACGGCAGATAAGGTTTCTCTTGCATATAACCAACCTCAAATACAAAATCCCTCCCTGCATCACCTGCTATGTCAATAGTGCGACTATATTGCTGGTTCATCAAGGATTCGGGATAAAGGTTGACGTTGGATCTAGCATGAATGTCTGCAACTGGATCATAGACTATTCTCAAACGTCCACGATGCAAATTCGAGGCGACAATCTGTATGCGATACTTCATAGAACCTCTCCAATACCCAAACGGCAAGGAGGCGTAAGCAGAAGGCGTAGGTTGCATGCCGGGAATGCCAGTAACATTGGTGCTAAAAGCTCGCTGCCTCTTAAAATATTGAGGCGTCACTCTACATGACCAAATTGGCGTTTCTGCAGGATCACCAACAGCCCAAGTAAACCGGTCAAGCCAGCATTCACGTTGAGCAATTGCAGAAATTGACATCTCATCTGATTTGCCAAGCCCAACAGTGGATTCATCGGTATTCAAAGATGAATCTCCCATTTCAAGGCGACCAGCAATGTCAGGAGCAGCGGGCTTAGCCAAGTCACCCAAGAAGTTAGGAACATACACTGAACGCATGTGAGGCTCAAAAGACGCCTCATTTGTAACTGGAATGTCTCCTACTCCTGGATGAGGAACAGCAGTTGGAACTGAAAACTTGACATCAGATGCCCACAAAAACACCTGAATGGTAACTGGATCATCGGCACCATTGGCATGCTTCAAAGTTGCCAAATTTGAGCTATGAACAACACCCATATGCATTTTTCTGCACCCATAAGGGCCCAGTGAAATATTTGGCGCTGGTCCATTAACAGTGTTGACAGAACCATCACCTCCTGGGACAGTCATACCGGTGTTCAAGGCCGAAGGGTTAGCAACCCAATCACGATTGGGTATTCTGAACCAATTAGCCCCAAAGAAAAATGGAAATTCCATTTCACCACCCATAGATTGCCCAGGGTCGATAAATATCTTTGGCCATTGGCTCTGAGTCATAATGCAAATCTCTTCAGCGTTGCTCAAAGTCAAATCAGTAGAGTCATCATAACCCATGTTACCAAAAGGTTCAACTACTCCAGCCGTTCTTTGGAAAACCTCACCAGGTTCAGACATCAAAGGTCGGTAGGAGATAAGCCCACGTCCATAATGCATCTGAGAGCCATTCACTATGACTTTCATGTGCATCTTGCATCTAAGGAGATAAAAATTTGACAATTTCTGAGCTACACTAGGGCTGTCCAAAAAAGCAGACCAAGGGTTGAAATAAATTTCAGGAAAACCCTCACCTACGTTCCAAATCTTTGTGGTGGCCAATATGGGACGCTGAAGCCAATTAGCTAAATCAACATCCGAATATGACCCCCAATCATGGGAAGGATCCTCCCCCTCCCGGACAGTTTGTATAAATTGCTTTTCACTATCGTCAAAGGCAAAAGTTTGCTGAATCTGAACATCAGCAGTAGTTTGTGTTTCTGATAAACTTGCAGGTCTAAAATAAGGTACGAGATCAGACCGAATATCTCGCACTAGCACAACATTTCCTAATACGATTCCATTCACGCAAAACTAAGAACAGGAAAACTAAGCGGATCGCGAATGAAAAAGGGCGTTTAGACAATCCAGAGGATCCGTCTGTGGTGCCAGCCACTTAAAAGGGCGTATATTTAAGGAGCGCACCCACGCTCCAAATGGATTAGGTTATTCCCTCGTAGTCGAGCTCATAAATCCCATGGGGATTTAATGCTGACTTAAGGGCCTCAAAGGAATCTTGGTTCAACTGCCGCTGCTTCAGGATCGCGCTGTCCAACTTGCCATCACGGCAAAACTTTTGAACATAGCGGTCCAACCAAAAGTTCCAATCAAAATGAGTTTCATACTCGAAATCCATTTCAGGAGGTTTCCAATAATCATGCCTGAACCTCCTTACTGCTGCAACAAACTTGTCAAATCGCATTCTACCGTATGGGACTAATTCTCCTAAAAGAATGTAAACCTGATCTCGCAGCAAGAACCGAGGGTCAACAACGGACGAGGAATCCTGCTTAGCAAGCATCTTAACTAAAACAGGAGCCTTTAAAGGCGCTGCCGCAACCAACACCTTCATGTTTCGTCTCTTAGGATCCTCCTCAATTTCTTTAATTGTAAATGCAGGTATTCGTATATAATACATCACATGCTGCAAAAACACAAGCTTAGAAGGTTCCTGATACCTCATGTCGGCTCCATCTGATTTGTCACCCAAAGTGGAAGTTATACCAAATTCAAGCATTATTTGCGAAAACTCCACTGCACTAAAAACCGGAATCTTAGCCCGCCTACAAGCTGCAACGAAAGCAGGCTTGATAGCAGTCTGGCTATCATCGCCCAAGGCCTTATGCCTAATCCAAGTGGTATAATCATCCGGAAATGCCAAACCATGTTTTTCTGCGTACCGTAAAACGTTACAAATAGCTAGCAATTGGTTCATGGCAGAATTCATCGGCAAAGTCATGACAAAACCAGAAGGCATGACAGAAACAGGCAAAACAACACTACCATAGAACAAGCTCATTTCATCCCACCAACGCATCAAAGCCTCCGAAAACATGACTAGGCGCTCATTAAAAGTGCCATAAAACTTGTGGATGGCAAAAACCAATTCAACCAAAACAGTTAATGTATGGCGGGTCAAAGCAGCGGGCATTATTTTGTCCCAAGCATTCACATCTGCATCAAAAACAAAATGCTGACCCGTTTCCTTATCGTAACCATCATGGAAAATTTCATTGGTGCTTTGCTCAAAATGACAGGAACCCATGTCCAAACCAGCCACCATGTCAAACTCAATTGGAAAACGCATGAGTAAATACGACACTGGCAGGAAAAGCATACGAAACCCAACGTTAATGCTTCCAGGTAGATTGGACACAAGCCGGGATTTCACCTTAACTTTCAGGCCATCGACTGAATGGAAAATATTTCTAATCTTTTGATCCTCAAAAGGCTTGCACGCCAAAAGGGCCCGAGCTTTGTCTGGGCCAATTACAGACGAATAAAAAGACAAGGCGTCGGGATGACTAGAATAGGTGAACTTCTCAGATGGCCCTGTTACCGGGTAGCACTCTCGCTTGGTAAAACAGGTTATAACTTGGTTTTCCGGCAACACCCCACAAGTTAAACAATAAAGAGCAGCGGTAAAAGCCTCCCACGCGGCCTCGGCCCCATCAAGAATGATAAGCTCGCGATCTTCAGTTATCTCATAAACATCCCTCTTGTTGGAGCCGGTCATAGGCTTGTTGTTCGAACCCCATGAACTAGTATGGTCCATCTTTGGCATTATAACCTCGCCATCTTTATCCACGACCCCAGTGAACTGTTCATCCACAGTTGCGTGGAGGAGCTTGATCATGTGGTCGTGGGAAAAATTCTTGTCATTCAAAATGGCTGAAGTGACGTCGATATAATGACTCAACAGACGAGATGAAGCATCCTTTATGAGAGGGGGTGGAATGTAAGCATGTATCATACACTTGGCCACTTCTTTGCCCAATCCCATTGAAGTTTTGCTACCATCGCTGGTTTCCTCACCAGGTCCAACCATACCAAATATAAGGTCGCCACCAAACGTTTCGTGAGGTTTTTCATCCGCCCAAGGAGCAACACCCAAATGCAAAAGCTCAGGATAAAAGAACACGTCATTATCTGAGCCTATAATAGGATAAATTCCACGAACCCCACTGTGACTTGGGTAAATGCCCATCACTTTCTTTTCCTCAAATGTCGGTAGTGAGGCATAAATGCCAGATTTGGAACCAGAATACTTGAACATTTCTGTGTCTCGGGCCACATTTTCACAATCTTCTTTACCAGGCATATAATCACGAAAGTCCACAGTACCCCTACCATAACGAATGTTGCTCCGTGATCTCTTGACTGATTCCATCAATTTGGCTTCATGTCCGGGCTCATCAAACCCCTCACAAACAACGTTCATATGGCCAACAAAACTGGCGGAAAACGAACCCAAACTGGTGCTACTAGTCCCTCTACCTGAAAAAGAAATGCTGTGTAGCTGCGCATAAGATTCACGCATAAAGCTCTCGGTTAATGTCACGTATGTCTCATATTCACGCGTGACCCCGTCAGAGGAGCTTGGGGTGATCTTGCCTATATAAAACCCTATGGTTGGGTGTTTATTGTTGGCGCTCAAAACACATGGAAGGCCACACTCCCCACATTTACGCTCATATTGGCCAGGCGCTGACAGTCTTGCGAGGCACTCCATGACAGGTGCTCCCTGCAAATGAGACTTAACGTAACGATTATGTGGAAAACAAGTTGCCTCTTCGCCATGTAGTCTCAAATCCTTATGATCGTTAATGAATGTAACATTTTCTACCACATCCCACTTGCCATCAGCAATATATTTCCTAAAATAAGAAGCTTTAACTTGAACAGGCGAAGAGGGTGGCGATTTGTAATAACAATCCAAAGGCTTCAAAGAAAACACGCCCAGGGCATGATATACTCGACACAAATCAGAAACTTCAGAAAAAGCAACAGTTTTATCAGAAATCTTTATAGAATGATCTACCCAAGCACCAACTTTGGTCTTGTTGTTCGTGGTATGAACCGACATAATAAGGTCCAGGCCCTGTGACAAATCAATCTGTGCGAACGCGTGTGCTGGCAAGACGAAGGTGGATGAATCCACCAAAATGGCGTACATATCCATGGCCTGGCAAGCTGCATTCTTCCATTTGACTTTACAAATGCGAGACATAGTGTCGCTAGGGTTCATGCCCGCCAAAGATTGTATCAAAGCTTTTGGAGTACGACCATGAGATCCGATGGTGACATTGCTCTGATTATGAATGGATGCAGCGGTATTCAACGTCTTCAAGTCATTATCATCCCAATAAGCTTTACCAGCAGGTATATCAGAAGCCACACCATGGGGCTCAAAATCGCCCGGGTTTTTCTCTCCCTTGTTAAGCACCGTCTTGCAAATAAGGTACAGGGCTCCACCTCCTATGGCGCCCGCCAAACCAGTCAGTATAGCCTTTTTCAAAAAGGGATTTATGTCCTTGAAACGGCTAGCTCTGGCTTGCTCCCTCAACTTTGTCAAAAACTTATTGAATGACCATTTCCATTCGTCAACAGAAGCTAGCAAGTACATGGGACGCACTTGACCACTATGGCGCCACCATACATCAGGATCAGCCCATTCTGGGCAATCTACTACCTGGTTGTCATGCCTAATCAATCTCCTGTAAGACTCCTCACTGTAATGGGACTCACCACTAGTGCGGTAGTGCTCTCTCACACGATTGGAATAACACGTGCCGTGCCATGTAGCTCGAACATTGGGTAAAGCAAGCTTATCAGGTCTTTCCTCAGGAAAGGGGAGATCACTGTCACCAGGAAGATTCTTCCACACTCCATAATGGAGCTTCTCAAGTTGGCTACCATCGTAAGTGTCAATGAGGGATTCCCAGGGCGCCCTATACACTGCTTGATACAGAGCTGCTTCTCCGCATGTCAGGGAAGTATCCAAATGATGGGGCCACACCAAGCCCCTGGTGCGGTACCTAGCATCTTCAAAAGCTCTACGCACATCGAGGCACACTCTGGTAGCGTTAACTTGCCTGCACAATCGGCAACTATGATCATGATAGGTTGTTTTGTGGCCATTAGCCCTAATCAGACAAACTCCAACGCAACAGCCATTGTGAGACGTAACCAACCTATTATTGTCAAAGTTTGGTTGGTTATCAGGCACAAAACCACTGGCTGTTTGCCAAACGTGCCCCGTACGAAGCCTGAAATTTTCCCATAAAAAGACATCACCCCTAGCGCGTTCCTTGCGAAATTCCTCGCTTTCAACGATGAAAGGTTCATCAGCCTTCTCTTCTGCTCCGTTCTCACCACCGGCAGCAGGAACAAAAGTAGTCACATCAGTGTTTATCACAGCAACAGGAATGGCAAAATACTGAGAAATCGGACGAATGAAATCCTCACACTTGTAATTGGAGCCAGGGCTTGAAACAAGGTCCTTACAATTCTTGATAGGAGACACATTGATCTTGCTCCACGTCAATGCGGCAACAAAATCAGTAATGTACCTATCACGTCTGAATGGATAGTAGTGGAACATATCGGAGGCAGAATTCGGGGCACTGGCCTGGGCTTTGGACATTTCCAACAATTCACCCGCATTGCTGACGGCACAATCAGACGAGAAATACTTCTTTATCAGATCATCACACTGAACAGGCGGTACATTGTTTCCAGATAAAGGCTCATCTTTGCTCGGCCAGTCTAACAGTGCATAAAAAATCCACAGCTTGATGAGTGAAAGGAGAGTAGCCTGGGGAGCAAACGCTTCAGGTGGTTTCATAGTCCTGGCTTGGGATGCAATCCTCGAAATCAATGGCACTCCATTACAATCAACCCCACAAGCATAACCGGACATGTGCAACATGCGGATTGTAACATTATTGGAATCCTCAGGTCCCGGTGTGTCGGCAGCTATTCGCTCCAAATCCGCTACACTGGGAGTGAAAACAAGATACCTAAGAAGTAAAAAGTAGGCGTGAGACAAAGAAAAACCTGGATCGAACTGCTCCTGCCACCAAGACTCCAAAGAAGCAGGTGACTGCCTGACGGAACCAGCCGAAATCTTCAACAAGTGGTCAAGTGAAGCAGGCTCTATAAAAGCGCCAGTGCGTTCGGCAAAAGCCCATTTCTCACCAGTTACATGTGCATTCAACAAAGAACTAAAGTCCAATTCCCGGAAAACCGTCCTAGTCACAGGGCGCAAAGTTGGAGAATGAACCATCACTTTGAAAAGGTCTAACACCTTATCGTTTATCTTATGCATACCACACAAGACAGACCGCTCTTCAAACTTGGCATATTTGTCATGAACAAGAAGCTCACCCGGTCTATCACGCAATACAGGGCACAGTACAGCCAAATTGCCAGTGTACGGATTAAACTCGTGAGGTCCAGCACACTTGCAGCACTGGGAAAGAGTGATGCCATTGTCACAAAGGCAGCGCCCCATCTGGGCCTTCAAGCGTGACTTAGTGACCGCCTGACGCCACTGGCTAAAACTTTCCTCATATTTGGCATTCACAAAATCAGTGATGTAGCAATAAAATGCATTAATAGTAAGATTGGTCAACACCAAATCATGGCCCTTTTTGAAGGAAACCTTGGCGCTGCCAACGCCAAAAGATTGGTCTTCAACAAAAGTGTAAGTGACCTGAGTTCTTTGGACCTCCTCACCCGCCACCCATTCACCGGAAGCATGAGCCATTCTTTCAAAAGTATAAACCGACACACGGTTGTAAATTTGAGAAGAACCGGATGAATTCTTAGCACCTTTCACCACACGATCATGGACATTGAGTTTGCCAGCTGAATCAGCATAGCCCTGATCTAACTTCCACTCAATAAACATGGTGCGCCTTACTGCTGCTGGAAAATTGACGGCCAAATCTTGCAATCCAGCATCGCTTCTGTTCTCAGAATAAAAACCGGCAATGATTCTGTCTCTATTGTCCCCCTTGACACCATCCCCTCTTACGGTCGTCAATGCGGCCGCATCACGATTTGCGGAAATGGTATCACAACAAGACATTATCCTCTCATGAAGGTTATCAACCTTAGGAGGTCCATTTGGATTTATGACTGGATCAAAATCCTCTGCATGGGTGAAAAGAAAGTTTACACCGCCCTGTCTACACAATTGAAAATTTGAAGCCCTAGCAGTTGTAGTCAAACGGCCATCAATCTGTTGCCCTGGTCTCCAATCCCCAATGTCATCATAACCATACTTATACGCCTTGTTCATAATGAGATCGATGACGTAATCCTTAAAGGCAGCACCTATTTGAGTAGATTTGCCAATACCAGCTCCGCCGGTAAATATAAATGAATGACCAGACGCCTTTACTGGGGATGGTTCCCTACAAGCTGAACGAGACAAAGTGTGCAGGTGGGTAGTGATATTTGAAAACTTGGTTTTAAGCTCTTTGGTCACAGAAGCCTTCTTAACTATGTCCTCCAATTTCATATTCAAATAATGGGCAACAGTTTGCAAACCCTCTGACCACGCTTTGGGAGCCGTCGATCCACCAACCTCAGATCTACCTTCCAGCTCGTTAATCATAATCCGCCAATGAGGATCAGAAGAATTGATTATGCTGGCAGGAAGTCTAAGAGTGACAGGTGACACAAAGCAATCACGTTCATTATAACTCAAAGAATGGTGGTGGGGTGCAACGCCGCCATAATTAGAAACAACAAAAGTATAAAGCTCGAAAATCTGAGAATAAGAATCGACCCCTATAAATCTGCCAAAATCTCCTTTAAAAATGGAATCGGCGCACTGCCACATCATGGCCAACACTCTGTCCAAATCAATCAAATAATTGGTGAATGTTCCAGCAATGATTGTTCCTCCAACGATGGGGGCAACCTTCTTCGAAAATTCGATCAACCCAGACATCGAAAACTCGGGAGGAGGGCCATCAACGGTCAGCAATGCACAAAAAGAAGCTACTAACGCTGACAACTTGGATGTCATAATGCCCAAATCACTCTGCGTAATATCTATCAAGCCTTGCATGGGACCATGAGGAATAAAACTAGCAAAAGGGCCATCACCAAACCACCTGGCGAGCCAACCCTTTTCCTCTTCGACGAGAGGGCTATCAGGGTCATCATATGGGTCATCACTACCAACGTGCTTGGTAACAAAAACATCATCAACTCTTTCGGAGTCCTCGTCCTCTGGTAAAAAGAAATCAAAGCATTTACGCAATGCAGATGAACAGCCTTTAATCAAGAATCTAAAAATTTCCTTAACTTTATCAACTTTGGAGCCTACCTCAAACACTGGAAATAAAGATACCAAACTCTTCTTAAAGCGCACTGCCCAGGGATTGGTAAAATCTAACGATCTATAAAAAGTATTTATGGCCATAACTACATCATGAACGCCACACTGGCCTTTATAAGCTGAAACTAAAACATCATACAAAGTGTTAGAGCAATGGACTATATTCGTCAATATTGAAAATCTGTCCACGTAATCAGCTGCCATGCCCTTAAACTGGGACATAGCTCCTTCAGATATACTCTCGGTAACATAATCAGAAGTAAAGTCCCAATTGGTGGCAATAGAAATAGCCTGAGCCGTCAAAGTCTCACAAGATCTAGACTCCATATAGGCTTGAGCAAAACCGACATGCGGAACAAATAAAGTGTTATTATTAACTGACTTGTCAAAAGCTCTTACATTATATTTAAACCTACTAACAAAGAAACGTAAAAATTTAATCTTACACAAGTTAACTTTTTTATCGTTGGATCTATAATAACCCTGATAAACATTTAATATACACCTAGCATTAGAAGTAAGAACTAAAAGACAATCCGTGTCTTTGGAATACCTATTCAAACAAAATTTTCTAAGGCTGGACAAAAATTGGTGGCCATCAACATAAGTATTGGCCTGCCATACAAAAATGTCTCCATCAAACTCAAACTTGGGATAAATCTTGAACACAAGACCCTTCAGCTGAGGATCAGAACTGTGAACCTGGAAACAGTTAAGATCGGAAGACCGACAAAAATTTTTAGTGCACTCTAACAATTCAGGGTGCCTCTCAAAATCGTCAAAATTGCGTAAAGGTGATTCTACAGAAGATTCAAATAGTGATTCCCTTACGTTGCCTCCTGGAAACAAAGTCTCCGATTGGCTGCCCATAACCATAGCCTTTTGGCCCACGTGTGCCCCATTAAGGGGCACACCTGCGGAAGCGAACAACTTCATGCTTACGGACAAAGAATCCGTTTCGGGACCTAAACGTCGTGTTAGGACGGGATCCACACGGGCAGATTGGGTGCCTTCGCACCCGTTGCACCTAAAGATTCTTAACCAGGTTCAATGAGACGCCTAAACGAATTAGACGCCTTAGGGGTATATAGCAACCCGTGGTGCATGGGGCTATTGCCTACATCTATCTAAATCCGACTGTGATAGATGCGTCTCCGTGATAGCTTCGGGAGTACAATTTCAGTCTTACGAACATATAATATATATAAGGGCGTCATTCATAATACTAAGACGCGGACACTACACTAAAGCAACAAGACGCCATGTTGCAGGAGGAAGGGGTGTAACGTTTCCGCTAAATCCAAGCTGACAACGTAATATCAGCTCGGCATACCACAACAAACCATCTCATGGAAGTTGGCAGTAGATATACTTACAATAGGTCGCACAGTCATTGACCTAAAGTTAGTTGCTTACAAAATTAGTTAGCGATCTACACGGTATGAATTCTCGAAAGAAGGGGGGGCATAAA